ATTGTAGAGAGTGATTATATCTGTAATAATGTTGTAGAGGGTAAAGATTGTGGTGGTAAAATGAAAGGCACATTGAATCTACTAGAAGTTGGTGTAGATTTTGACCCTAACATTAAAGATGTAGTTCAATTAACTGATAAAATCAGTATGAAATTGAAATATCCAGAATTCTCTTTATCTAAAGAATTAGCAAAATTAAATTCAGCAGTTGATGTAGTATTTGAAATCATTGCAAACTCTGTTGAATGGATTTATGATGGTGAACAATATTACTATGCTAGTGAAACTCCAAAAGAAGAATTGATAGAATATATTGAATCATTAAATGCCGAACAGTTTTCTAAGATTGAAGAATTCTTTAACCATTTACCTACAATGAAAAAGACAATGAAGATGAAATGTCCTAAATGTGGGTTTGACCATTCAATTGAAATGGAAGGTCTAGAAAGTTTTTTCGAGTAATATTTTGTCATGACAATTTAAAGAATTATTATAAGACTAACTTTTCCCTGATGCAGCACCATAAGTATAGTCTTACTGAACTTGAGAATATGATTCCTTGGGAAAGGGACATATATGTTGCTATGTTGATTCAATACATTGAAGAAGAAAACCAAAAGATAAGAGAACAACAGGCAACAAAGAGATAATAAATGGCTCGTAAAAGAACTAAAAAATCTTATGAAAGAAGTCTTAAAGTCCTTAAAGATTTTTATGCTTTAAGTGATACTAAGAATACTGACAAAAAGGTTGTTAAAGAATTCATTGAAGATGTTCCCAAAGAGGAACTATCTGATGCCATTTCCGATGCGGTAGATGATAGTAAAGATGTTGAATATGCTTTGACGCCTAAGGCTTTAGAAATGGCTGAAAAGTATTCATCTTTACCATCTACTATGACCTCAGCCGCTGCACCTCAAGACGATTCAATCAAATCAATAGCATCTTCAGTTATGAAAACTAATCCTGCACGAGCATTAAAAAAGGATATTAAAAAAGATGATTCTGTTGATGCTGACTTCACCAAAATCTCAAGTAATAAAATATCTGCATTAAAAAGTGGTGATTCTGCACCTGACGTATTGTCTAGAATGTATGGTCTACAAAGACTTGATTATGCAAACTATTTAAGAAAAATTCGAGCAGATAAAAAATTCAATAGAGAACAAGAGAAATTGAGAGATGAAAGAAATGAAGAATTAATTCAATTGTTTGAACAGAGAAAAAAGAAAAAACCATCTAAGAAAGCAACAAGGTCTAAAAAGCAACAACCAAAAGGTGAAAAGACACCAGCACCAGAAACAAAAAAGACTAAACCAAAAACAGAAACCACTGCAACTAAAACAGAAACAGTTAAAGAAACCAAACCTACTGCAACTAAAGGTTTAAAAGTTGAATCCAAAACAGCAACTGCTGCAAAAGTTGTTACAGGAGCAGCAATTGCCGGTGGTGCAGCAGCCGTTATTGCTAAAGAAGAAGGATTACCAAAAAATGGTAAAGCATATTGGGATCCACCAAGTCAAAAAACATTAGTTTCTATTGGTTATGGACACCAAATTAAAGAGGATGAATACAGACAAGGATTCATTCAAATAGGTGATGAGAGAGTGCCATTGGTAGGAAATAGAGGTATTGATACTGTATTAACAAAAGAACAAGCACAAAAATTATTGGAAATTGACACACCAAAGTATGAAAATTCAGCCAAAGGTCCTTTAGGTGATTCGTGGAATAAATTAAATGAAAATCAAAAAAATGCTTTAATATCATATGCATATAATACTGGTAGCACAAGTAGTTTGGTGAAAGCTGGTTTGAAAGATGCTATTGACCGTGGTGACATGGCAGCTGCAGCAAAAATTATTGAAGAAAAAGGAATAAAAACATCAGGTGGTCAATATAATAAAGTTTTAGATGAAAGAAGAAAACGTGAAGCAGATATGTTCAGACAAAATGTGGAAATTCTTCCATCAAAAGGTATTCCTAATACTAATGGTGACAACTTAAACAATTCTTCAATAGAAAATAAAGATTTGAAGAAAAACAATACAAATCAACAAAGTAATGTAGCCATTCTAAATAACACCAAGAATATTATTAATGGTGGAACAACATATTCAACACCAGATGATAAGTCATCAAAACCACAATTAATGGAAAGACAATATAACTAATGGATTATCAAAGAGCCGCCAGAGTCAGAAAAACTGGCCTGTTCCGTTTAATAGCTCAGAAGAAGTTTGAAAAAGGCCAAGGCCTTGGTACTTCTATTGGTGGTGCCATTTCCGAAAAGTTTAAAGCTAAAGGTATGGGTATCAAAGAAGCATTTGACCCATTGAATATAACTAGAAAACTTTTTGGTAAAGGAACATTTGGTGATATCGCTGTTACTGGCTTAGGTCGTTTGATGGGTAGAAAAGACCGAGATATTGGTTACTTTGGTGGTTTCAAAAGAAAAAGAAAAGACCCAAAATATACTTCTATTGGTGCTGGTCCAATTAAACCTGTTGTAAAAGGAGATGGAACGGCAGATGTTCTTGCTAAGATGTATAACTTCATGACGAGTGTGAATGAAAAAAGAAAACTACAAGATGAACTTGATAGAACATTTAAACAAGAGCAAGCAGATAAAGAAGAACAAAGACACCAAAACCTTATTAAGGCAATAACAGGTGGTAGAAAAGTCACAGCATCAAAAGTTACCAAGAGTGAAGAAGGTGGTGGAATATTCGATTTCTTGACAGGATTAATCGATTCAATTAAAGAACAAATTGCTGCAATATTGGAACAAATTACTAGTATTTTAAGTTGGATATCAAATGCTTCTAAGATGTTAGGTGTGTCCTCAGTTGCTGCGGTACCTTTAGCTATTGCTGTTGGTGGTGCTGTGGCCACGGGCGTTGCTGGAGCAATATTATCTTCTGAATTAACCAAAGAACAACAAAAAGTATTTGATAAAGATAAAGACCCTTATGGTATGGCTAGTGCCATGTCTGGTGATACTGGTTTAGCGTCACAGATTATGAAAGGTGATGAAAAAGAAAGAAAGAAACAAAATATTCTTTTAGAAGCAAGTAAAAAGGGTGAATTTAAATCAAATATGTTCAACTTTGTTGGACGTGCTAGAGAACAGAATGAATATTTGAAGAAGATTGGTTGGGACGAAGAAACAGGAACAACTCAAGAAGAACGAGATAAGTTAGCTAAAGAGCAAAAAACAGAAACTAAAGTTCCTGAAAACAAAACAACAGCATCTAAAGCAGTAGAAGAATCACCAGCAACACCTGCTGCTTCACCTGCACCTAAGAATGAACCTGCACCAGTTGAACCGCCTAAAGTAGAGGAAAACAAATCAAATGTTCCACCTCCACCTATCGAACCATCTAAAGAAGTAAATATTCCAAAGGTAGAAACATCTGATATAAATGGAGTATCAGGTCAACAAGGTGCACCAAATGTATCTGTGAACAATACAGTCAATAACATCGGTGGCAAAAAACCAAAAATTATCAATACTGATGCCGCAAAACAAAGAAACGGTGATTTAGACCGTTATCTTAGAAATACTGTTGTACCAGTATAAATGAAAAACCCCACCGAAGTGGGGTTTCTTTATTGAAGTATAATTAAATTATTCTTCTTCAGCTAGCTTACTAAAGTAAGCCATATCATCATCTTCTTCTGTTACATCAGGTTCAACATCGACTGCCTTCTTAGGTGCAATCTTTGCTTGTTCCTTGATTGTTTCAACAGTTGTCTTAGGTGCATTACTTGTACCTAAAACTTTTTCCAAGCGTTCTTTAAGTTTGTCATAAGTTTTGAATTCTGAACCACTCAATAACTCTTGTAGAGAGTGTTGAGATTGCCAAACTTTTTCCATCTTCTCATCATCTTCTGACAATGGAGAAGGAGATTCAAACTCTGACTTATCATAGTTCTGATATCCATCCACTTTACGAATCTTCAACTTGAAGTTAGCACCTTTCCATAAATCAAATGGATTGATTGCTTGTTCATCAGCAAATTGTGGATTCATCGCTTCAGTAATCTTATCAAAAATTTTCTTACCATAACGGAACAAGAATACTTTACCTTCATTCTGTGGATTAGATGGGTCAGAAACAATGTAAATGTTTGAAATGTAATTTAACTTACGTTTCTGTTTACGAACAACATCTTTGTTTGCTTCAATGCCAGAATTCCATAATGTAGAGTTGTGTTCACAGATTGGACATTGCTTGTCTAATGTTGTTAAACAATTATCGATTAACCAACCACCAGGACCTTGGAATCCGTGTGAGAAGATTTTAACCCATGGTAATGAATCGTCACCATCTTGTGGAGATGCTGGTAGAAAACGGAAGATGGCCATGCCATTACCTGCTTTATCTACTACGGGTTTCCAATAATTGTCAGGTTTATCTGAACCTTCTGAAGAACTTGAGAGTGCCTCAACTGCTTTTGCTAATTTGTCGAGGTTGCCTGATTGGCGTTTGAGATTTGCGAAACTGCTCATTGTATTTCCTTTCGTATAAACGGAGTATTAACGGTGTGTAAACGGATTATTTTCACATTAAACATTATATAATATTATTTAGGCGTTGTCAATTACCTTCTTTTAACTTTGCCAAATACTTTTTCCTACTTTCACTAAGTTTTCTTTTCCACTCATCAGAAAAAGGTGCTCTTTTTTTACCAGTTTTACCTTTACTGATATTTAATTTAGATTCTTCTGATAGTTTCCAAGTTTTACCTTTAGTGAATCTTCCATTAGTGTTTCCCAACATACTAATCTTTTGGGCATCACTAATCTTTTTTTTAGATTCTTCTGAATGCTTAATACCGGTTCTATCAAATACGATGTAATTTTGTATAGGCACTACATTAGGTTCACCAATGTAATCTTCCGGATTATAATCTGTATCAAATAAATTACATAACAATTCGTTTGAATATATACTCATGCTGGCATTCCTTTACAATGTTAGAGTAGGTGCGGACTGCAATCCGGTGACCTACACCTATTTATCAAACATACATTTTTAGGATGGAAAGAGTAGTTGGCCAATCTTTGTGTAGAATACCAATACCGCCCGCTTTGTTCCAATCTTCAATAACACTTTCGGTATCATCGATGATAATGGAATCTGGTGTAGCATACTTCCACTTGTGCCTTTTTCCAGGTACAAAATGTGCATTGAAAGTGATGCCATGTCTTTGTAACCAAATTAACTTTTGGTTTGAAATTGCTTCATATCTCTCTTGATTTGCTGTTGAAGAAAGAATTACTGTTGGTACATGTAACTTACGCAAGTATGTAATTGCATCCATGGTACCTGGCATTAAATCTAATGATGCAAATTGACTTGTTGCAATAAACTCATCAAAATACTTGTTGAATTCCTTTTTCTTCTCAGCATCTCGTGGTGATAACTTGTAGAGTTCGTAATATCTTTTGTAGAAATCAGCAATCACACCATCCATGTCAAGATAGATTTTACTAATTGGTGGCTTACGCATGTTCTTTAATCTTTTCTCTTAAAATCTGTTTAAATTTATCTTTGTCATAACTTATGAAGGGAGTATATTTCTCACACTTCAATTTAAAATCTGGCCATAGAATATCATCATCAATTTTCTTGTCCCACATTGGAAAGAAATTCAATATATCATTTAATATACACAAAGTTTCCAATGATACCTGTTTCAACTGGACAAAATTCATCAACAATGGATACCCATTTGATTTAACCTCCAACATATTATCAGGAGATTGTCCATCAGCCAACAGGAACATTATATCATTCTGGAAAGTATAAGTCAAGCTTTGTTGTGTTTT